AAGAAACCTAAAAAATAAAAGATTTTGAACACACAAGAGAGAAAGACACGCCGTTATTTGAAGCTAAACACAATAAGGAACAATTAGAAGCCTTAAGGCTACAAATGGGCAACGATGAATTTAGCGCGCAATACCAACAAGATCCAGTCGTTAGCAGTGGTGGGTATTTTGATCCGCAATATCTAAAGAAAGTTTTCACGCATGAATTAGGAGAGATGAATACTTATATATTCGTAGATAACGCTTTAAGCTTGAGCCAGAACGCCGATAATAGAGCGATCGTAGTAGTAGGCGTTGAACACTATAATGAAAGCGCTAGGTATATCGTTTTAGATTGTTTTTTTGGGATATGGAGCGAAGAAGAAACCATTAAACACATTCTAGCGGCTAAAGAAAAATACAAGGACGCAAAAACCTTTATAGAGAGCGATGGCGGAGGTTTAGTATTGTATCGTTTGCTTTTAGTGGCTTTAGCAAGACACAACCAACAAGCCAAACAAAACAATAAGGAATTACTGAGCGATGAGATTATTTGCTACACGCCAAGCCGTAAGATCTCCAAAGTGGATAAAATCAAAGCGATAAGGCCTTTTTACAATACCGGGTTTTTAGTGTTTAGCCATTCTAGCAACAACACCGAGCAGATAGAAAAAGAACTTTTTAGCTTTAATCCGGATAAGCCTTTTAAAAAAGACGATTGCATAGACGCATTAGCGAGCGCGATAACGCATGAGAGCGTGAAAGCGCCACTAAAGCGAGAGATTAAAGAAACTTATAACATTAGATTTAAAGCTAAACCGACATGGAGGATATAGCAAAAACTAACCCTTAAAAAAAGCGCTTGATTATTGTTAAATCAAAGAAAAAGAAAGGTATTTAATGAAAAATAGAAACTATATTAAAAATTTTAAGAATATTGAAAACATTAAAAAAAAGCGTTTAGCGTGTAGAAAGGCTAATAAGGAAGCGTTAGAGTGTTTAAAGAATAAAGGTTATAGGGATTTCATCGCTAAAGTCAAAAGCAAAAGACAAAGCGATGATGAAATTTTAGAAAATTTAGAGTTAAGTTATCTTAACGCTGGGATTTGAAGGAAGCGCGCATGTGGAATGAAAAAACATTAAAGATAATACCCGCAGCGTTGTTTTTGTTTTGTGTGTTAGAAATTTTTGAGCTGGGCATTATCATTAACACCATGAACAAAACCGAAAAATTAGAGGCCAAAATTGAAAATAATTTAAAAGCGTTAGAACACATTACGATTTTATTAAATGAGCATCCAGATTGCATGGATAAGATAATAAAATGATGCAACAGCATTTAATCGTTTTAGGTCTTGAATTTTCAAAATTCATTCCGTATTTTCTGGTGCTAATGATCGGTTTGTTTGTGGGGTTTTTGTATGTTTTAAGGAGTGTAAGAAACGAAGATTTTAAAAGCAAGACTGAAAAAGCGCTTTACGCTATCCAAGGCGTCGGATCGAGCATGCTCATAACATGGATTAGCTACGAAATCGCAGATTATTTTTTTAATTTACCGATGAGTTTGTGCGTAGCGATTAGTGGAGGCGTTGGGTATTTAGGAGCGGAAAGTGTGAGCGTTTTAGTGCTAGATAGTTTAAAAAAAAAGTTGTAAAATGGATTTGACAAATTTAGAAAATGTCAAGCGTTAGTTTATGAAATTTTAAAATGAAGCTTTTATTTTTAGCGTGTGTTTTTAGCGTTAGCTTTAGTGCATGCGCTAAAAAGGTGATTTATCAAGATGTAAAAGTGCCGATTAAATGCGACATTGAACTACCAACACGACCAAGCGAACATTTAGAAGCGTTAGAATATTTGCGAGCGTTATTGATTTATACCGAAACGCTAGAAAACGATTTGAAGTTTTGCACGAAACAAAAAAATAATAACCCTTTAAAATAACGCTTGATTATGGCTAAATACTAAGAAAGGAAGTTAATGTATTTAGTATTATTAGAAAGAAAGCACGATTTACGAGCGATTGTTAGGAAAGACAAGAAAGAAAGCGGCATGTTAGGAGAGTTTAGAGTGTTTGAAAGCACGCACGATCAAGGAATAAGCGATAAAGCGATAATCAAACACTACGAAAAAGAAAAAGCCTTATTCAGTTGCTTTTCATTAGAAAACAGCGGAGAGCCAACGGATACGCCGAATTTGGATAAACCGATCATTGCGAGAGATTACGAGCTAGAGTGGAGCGATACGAGTTGCACGGTGCCTAAAGAATACCAAAATAAAAAATGCAATAACTCACGCCATGAAGTGTTGCAGTTAGTAGATCCAAATAACAAGGATTTCAAAAACCGAAAAATTTTGATCCACATAGGAAACAGCGCGCATGATACTTTAGGGTGTGTTTTGTTAGGGATGCAACACGATGAAGAGATGATTTATAAAAGCAACGAAGCGGTAAAAAAGTTTTTTGATTTAGTCAAAGACAAAGGCGTTAATAACTTTTTATTTAAGGTAATTGATAAGGTTTAGAGAATGGATACAACACGATTTATAAGGAATTTCATTTTATTCAAAGATGCTTTACAAAAGCAAAATTTCAATAACAAAGATTTAAACACAACGAGCATGCAAGCAGCCCTACAAAGCGAGCAGTTAGCTTTGAATGAAGAAGCGCAATACCTACAAAGCGAGCAAGTGAGAGCAAAAATGCAAATTGACTTTTTAGGGATGCAAGCGAACTTACAAAACGCCAAAGCAGAAACGCTTAATAAGCTTATCCAATGCCAAGCGATGCTAAAAAGCCTAAGAGATAACGCTATGATAAACCGCGCGAATGCATTAGTGAGCTTATTGCAGGTGCACTCTAGTGGTAATGGAATCACAGTGCGTGTTTTTGAAACAGCGTTTAAAATCATCGCTCAGATCGGATCCGAATACAATCAAATCACCTTAAATAATGAGAGCGTGAGCGTGCAAGAAAAAGAACAGACGAACGAACTCAAAACGATATTAAATAATTTGAGTAAGGAATTAGAAAAGCTAAACGAACAAAGCGAAGTTAATTCTATACAGGTTTTTAGCGACAAGTTAGAAGTTTTGAAAGACGCGCCCACAAGGTTATGGGGGTTTAGCACCTTGTCTAATGCTGAAGAGGGCTTTTATAATGAAGCTAACGAACAAATAGCGAGCGGTAGCGTGTGTTTGTTTAGAAGCGATGAAGTAAGAAAACACACCATAACCTTTAAAGCGCTTAAAGGTAATATAACCTTAAGTAAGAACATCACTATAAGCGTGATAGCGAACAAATTAAAAGAAAGGACAAGCTAATGGCTTATTTTGAAAGCATTACAGCAGGTAGAGGCGCTTTAGATAGTTTTAATCAAGCGTTGAATAACCAACGATACGCTAATTTAGCATTAAATGAAAGCATGGGCAATTTTGCGAACACGATCGCTAATGCAGGAAGCCTTTTTGATAACGCTAAAATTAGAGAAGAAGCCTTGAAGTATCAAAGAATGCGAGATTTAAGCAATGATAAGAAGCAGGCGCAAGCTTTTGAGTTGCAAAAAAGACAAGCCGAACAAAGCATGGATTTTGCTAAAAGACAACAGATCATGAGTGAAGAGAGCCACAAACAAAACAAAGTTTTAAACGATCACAGAGCGAAAGCCATGAAGCTTGAAAACGCGCTAAACCAACAGCAACAAGAATGGCTAATGAGAGTAACACCAAGCGCTAAAGCGAGCGTGTCAGTGGGTAATAGCGCTAAAAAGCCAACAACACAAAGCACGCTACCCGCACAAAGCACGCCAATAGCAAAGCCTAAGCCAGCGAGCATGGAAGAAATCACAAATTACATTAACTCTAATCCTTTTTTTAGTTATTAGTGCTTTATGGTGTGATTTTTAGGGTTTTTAGGGGCGTTATGCCTTATGTTGCTATTGTTATTTTATTAGTTTTAAATAATAATCTAAAGGTTAAATTAGTGTTAGCGGAAGAAAGACTAAACACTAGTGAAGCGCATTTGATCAAACAAAACGAAACGATTGAAGCGCTAGAATTAGAAAGCCAACAATACAAGACTAACAAGCTTTTAGAAACAACCAAGATTAAAGACAAATACCACAAAGTGATCGTCAAAGACAACACATGCGAAGCGAAGTTACAAGGCTATGAAGCGCTGATAAACGCTTTTAGAAAATCTAACCCTTGAAAGAAATTTTTACTATTTGTAGAATTTGTCAAAATAGTAAGGAGTTAAAAGAAATGAAACTCTACAATAAGATACAAGAACTCATTACCGAAAGCGAATCCCTCAAACAAAAAAATAATGAAGTGCTAGGATTAGCTAAAAACGAATTAAGCGATCTAGTCAATACTAAAGCTAAAGAAAATTTAGAAAGCTTAAAAAACGAATTTCAAGGCTATTTGAACGGGCAATTAATAGAGATGCCAATAATAATAAAAAAAAATGTTAAGGAACTTTTCAACACAAGCGATAACTAACGCTTTAAAGCAAGAATTAAAAAACGAGATCGCTTACAATTTGAAGCGTAAAGAGGGCAATCTAGAAGATGAAGCGTTTAAAACGATCATTTTTAAAGTGATTTGATGAAAGGATAAAGCAATGAATGAAAAAACAGAAAGTGAAATTTTTGAAGAACAACTAAATAGCCTTTATAAACCGATCAAGCAAGAGGGAAAAACGCCAAGCACGCCAGAAAGCGAAAATAAGAATGATCAAAGTTTAGCTCATCAAAGTTTAGCTCATCAAAGTTTAGCTAATGCTAATCAAAGTTTAGAAGCTGAGCCGTCTTACCTTTCTACCGGGATCGCTTATTTGGACGATAAGATCAAAAATAGAAGCATCACGGCGTTTGATTACTACATGGCTAAAAAGTTTTTAGGAATGGATCTAAATGTGAATCTAAACGGAAACCTAAACATCAAAAGCGAGAATAAGACAAGGTTAGCGAGCATTAACAAAGCTACGCAGGATATTTTTGATGATATTAAGGCTTTAGATTTAGGAGATGATTTAATCAAAAAAGCGCAAGATCATAGCGGCATATATAACCAGGTGAAGCTATGGATCAACCACAAGACAGGAGGGTTAAAGGGTGTTGATTACGATTTAGCAAAAACGGATAACGCTAGATTAAGTTATGCTAACCGAGTTGCAAAGACCATGGCACAAGGCGGCCAGGTAACGCAGAAATTGAGAGATGAAGCCAAAGCGATGACAAGTTGGGGGTTTAGAAGCAAGGAAGAAAACACCGCAAGAGCCACCCAAACGCAAGAAATACTACTTAATTCTTTAAGAAAAAATCTGCAGATGTTAGAGAGCTTAGGCGGTAGTATAAGCCCGCTAATGTTAGCAAAAATTAAAGAACACCAGGACAAAACGGATTATATTAACGAGACTGGCGGTAAAATTGATCTCAAAAAATACCAGAGCTTAGCGGAAGGCGACTAGTGGGAGAAGAAAAAAAAGAAAACGAAAAAGGAAAGCGAAACTATTCAAATGATTTTAAGCTTAAAGTAAAAAGATATTATGAGAGAAGCTTAGAATCTAAGCATCAGATTGCAAAAAAATTCGGCATAAATAGCAGAACTTTAACATTATGGGTTATGGATGGAGAGTGGGAGAATAAGGCTATATTACAAGAAATAAGAGCTATGTATGAGACGCATGGCATGAGTATAAGCGCGTTAAGTAAAAAGTATAGTGTGAGTGTTAGTTTAATAAGAAAATTTAAGATACGCGACAAATGGGAAAAGAAAAAGATTGCTAACGAAGCCGCTGTTATTTTAGAAGACAAGCTGACAACGGATAAAATGGGATTATTTTTAGACGCTAAAAAAGAAGAAGTTAAAGAAGTGTTAAAACAAAGTTTAGAAAAATTAGACCTTGACCCCGTGGTAGTGGAAGCGATAGCTGAAACAAGTAGCGACGAATTGATTTTGAAAGCAATGAACACGGCTTACATTAAAAAACAGATCTTATTTTGCGCTATTGTGGCAAGAGGTGAGCTAATTAAAATGATAAAAAAAGCAGGCGATAAAATTAAAGATAACATGAATATTATTATAGCGGCTGAAAAAGTTTCTAAACTTTTTATTGATGCAGGCGTTAGCTTGTTTGGAAAAGAGCAGATCCAAGCAATAGAAATTAACAATAATAATAATGTATCGCAGATGAACATGGGCGATTTATTAGCGTTAGCGCACGCTGATGATGATGTAAATTAGCTTGTTTTAGTGTTTTAGTCTTGCCTTGCTTGTTTAAAGCCGCATAAGCAGAAAACCTAAACGACTTAACCGCTATTTACTAGACTATTCGCGCCGCTTTTTATCACTCACGGCTACCTACCTATTTATTTTAAAAGATTTTTAAAATATTCTTTTTTCATATGTGTTAATGAAGTTTGTTTTACTTTATTCAAAACGGCATTAAAAAAAGAAAATGTTTTAAGTAGCGTTTCTTTAATGTTGTTTTTGTCTAACAAATAGGTTTTACTTTTAATTTTTTTGTGAAAAAATCTTTATTTTAAAGTGTTTTTTCATATTTAGTTAAATAAAAACCATCGTTATTATATCGCTATCGTGGGAGTTTGAAAGCGTTTTATGATCCTTGACAAGATAAACGAAAATGGTTAAACTTTCTTGTAGTTATTTTAAAAACTCGTTGTAATTGGAGACAAAAGCAAAGGGTTAAAGGCGCCTGAATTGGGCTATATTTGGGACTTGTTGGGTGTTTTTGTGTTTGTTATTAGATTATTTCTATATATTCAAAAAAAACAAAAACAATAACCCCCGATAGAGATACTAAATTAAAAAAAGC